GACAAGCTTTAGGATCTCCCAGAAGTTCAATTGTGCCTTATGTAGAGAATTTAGGACAAGTCGTTGATTTTGTATTTGGTGGAAGTATGAATAGACCAGATGTAAGAGTAGCTGGTACGCAAGTGTTATATAAAGATACTCAAGGTGGCAGAAATGCTCCAGCACTAGGTTCTAGGTATTCTAAATTATGACTTTAGTTAATGTAAGAGCAGCTTTTGAAAAAGCTATAACAGATGCAGTTGTAGACGTTGATCCTAGAGTAAAACTTGTATATGACAACGTATCTTTTACCACTCCTGGAAAAACAGTTACTTATATAACAACTTCTATTACTTTCAGTCAATCTACCTTACAAGCTCAAGGTGCTTCTGCTGATTATTATTCTGGTGCGATACAAGCAAATGTATATGTTCCAAAAAGCAAAGGAACTTCAAGATTATCTGAAATTTCTGAATCAGTTATTGATGGCTTGAATACTATTAACAGTTCAAGTTATGGAGATCCTTTTTCTTGTTCTCCAAGAGTAGGAGAAGTTAGTGGTCCGATTCCTGTTGAGATTGAAGATCGTTCACATTTCTTAGGAATCATATCTTGTTCCTTTTTCGCTAATAGCTGATATAATTCTAATAGCTATATAATATTATGACTAGAGCAGTTGATCTCCTTAAGAATAAATTTGGTGTAAGCCAACTTTATAAGTATGACATCATGGATGGTGATGAAATCTTAATTACTATCTATTGGCATCCATTAACTATTGCTGAACGTGAGATGATTCAGAAAAAAAGTGGAACTGAAGATGCTAATGATTTTGCTTTACAGTTAATGATTGAAAAAGCATTAGATAAACAGGGCAAAAGATTATTTGCTGATGGAGACAAAGCATCATTAAGAAGAGAAGTTGCTGCTTCTGTTCTTCAAGAAATACAACTGGCGATGTTAGAAGCTGGTTCTGGCAAGGAGGTTGAAGAGGCAAAAGCCGATTTGAAAAGCTAATCCTGATTGGATGTTTATTTATTCATTAGCAAATGAATTAAAAAAATCTGTTAGTGAATTATGTCAAACCTTAACTCTTGAGGAGATGATAGGTTGGGCTGCTTTTTATGACATAAGAAATGAAGAGCAAAAAAAAGAACAAGATAAAACACAAAGAAGAAGCGTTATACCCAAATCGAGGTAGAATAGAATATATGTTTTGCTAATTAGGTCGAAATGGCGATTAAACAGATTGATCTTGTTATAAATACGAGTCGTGGTGAAAAGAATGTAAGAAAACTTCAACAGATCGCAAAGCAGGTAGAAAAGACTTTTGGAAATATAAATAAATTAAAGATAAATATAAAAACAGATCCAGCACAAGCAGCAATAAAAAGGTTAAACGATCAGATACAACAAGGTAAGGTAATTATTGATAACTTTGGCAAAGGAGGTAGGCTCAATAATTTTGCAGGGAAAATATCAAATATAAAAGAAGAAATGATGCTTGTAAGAAAAGCATTTGAAGATGCAGGAAGGGCTACAGAAAGACAAAGAGCAGCAACAGCTTTATTAGCAGGAAATTTTAAAGCATTAAGATTAGAAGCTACTGCTTTTGCTATGGCGAGTGGAGCAGATTCAAAATTAACTATAGGAAGTGTTAGTGCAAGATTAAAAGAAATAGAAGCGTTCCCTAGAACAATACTTGCTGGTAATGAAGCAATGTCAATGCTCAAGCGTATGCAAGAGATGACTATTGTTGGTTCAGAAGAGTTTTTGAGAATTAGTAAAGCAATAGGAAGGCAGTTAGGAATAAATGCAAATATTCAAAGTCAGGCAGCTAGAGCAGCAAAACCTTTTGAATCTTCAATGGCTTTTGTTAGTCAAGAACAGATAAGTGCTTTAGGGGGTGCAACTCTCGTACCACCAAATAGAAGATTACCAGAAGCAGGTAAAACAAGTAGTCAGTTTATGACTCCTACAACTCACCAGGTAAAAAGAGCAAGACAACTTACTAGAGAATCTGAAAAGGTATTACAAAATGAGAAAAAACGTACAAATGAAATTAAAAAACAACAATCAATAGAGTCTAAAAGAAGAAAAGAAGCATTTAGACGGAGAGATAATATTCGTAGGATTAGAAGAGGAAGAAGGCAAGAACAATTCTTGGGTGCAGGTTTTCCATTGTTATTTGGTGGAGGACCAGGAGCAGTTGGCGGTAGTATTTTAGGTTCTGCATTAGCACCTAAAGGAATGGGTTTTGGTGCTCAAATACTTGGTAGTGCTCTTGGTACTTTATTAGAAAGAAATTTAGCAACTATTCAAAAAATAGGTAATGCTGCTGCAACCTTAAATTTAGATGCTTTAGAAGAATCATCTATAAATGTAAATAGAGAATTATCAAGAACAGTAAAACTATTAAAACAAGAAGGTAAGATACAAGAAGCTCAGAAAAAAATAGATCGAGCAGTTTTCAATCAAACAGGTGCAGCTTTTGGTTCAAGTCAGAATATAGCCGATATTATCAATGTATTAGTTAGTCAATTCCAAAGATTTACAGCTTTAGCAGCAACAACTTTAGGTATCATTAGTGTTCCATTTGTCGCAGCTTTAAGTCTTATTTTAAAACTTGTTAATGAAATATTGTTTGTAGTTAATGTAATAGCTACAAGTATAGGTTTTCTATTCCAAGAGCTTTTCAGACTATTGAGATTTATTCCTGGAATGGATAAGGTATTTAAAGCTATAGAGGATTATGTAAATAGCACTAATAAAGGACTTACAGATGCGAATAAAGGTCTTGATGATTTCTTATTAAAAACTAAAGGAGAAATAGATTTTATTAAGAGAAAAATGGAAATTGGAACTGAAGCAGCAGAAAGAGAGAAAAAGATTAATGAGGTTGCATTGAAATACGGAATAGATAAAGTTAAAAATGCTGAAGATTATAAGAAAATTGTTGAAGCTGTAGATGCTCTTATAGAGGCAAGAAGAGAGGAAAAATATTTAGAAAAGATAAACAGTTTATACCAAAGCATAGGTAAGTCAGTAGAAGATGGTTTAGTTAGTGCTATACAAGGTGCAATAGATGGTACTAAGACTCTTGGAGATGTTGCTCGTAGTGTATTCCGTGAAATTCAGACATCATTAATAAGATTTGGTGTTAACACATTTTTAACAAGTCTATTTCCAACTTCTAGTTTCTTTAGAGCTAATGGTGGTCCTGTTAGTGCAGGTAAAAGATATATTGTTGGAGAACGTGGACCAGAAATGTTTGTTCCAAACGCAGGTGGTCGTATAGTTTCTAATGCTAATATGGGTGGCTCAACTAATGTTGTAGTTAACGTAGATGCTTCTGGTTCTAATGTTCAAGGAGATAGACAAACTGGTAAAGAACTTGGTGCTGTGTTATCAGTAGCTATACAGGCAGAATTATTAAAACAAAAACGACCTGGAGGTTTACTTGCATAATGGCTATTTTCCCTTCGATAAAACCTAGTTATGGACAGCAAAAAATTTCTGCTCCATTAACTCGTACTGTTCGGTTTGCTGATGGTTATGAACATCGCATATTGTTTGGCCTCGCACAACATCAGAATCCTAAAGTATTTGATTTTACTTTTGAAGTTTCAGAAACAGATGCAGATACTATAGAAACATTTTTAGATGCTAGAGCAAACGATAGTGATAGCTTTACTTTTACTCCACCAGGAGAAAGTTCTTCTTCTGAATTTGTTTGCGAATCATGGAGTAAGTCGATACCATATAAAAATAGAGCTACAATTCAAGCAACTTTTAGAGAAGTATTTGAACCAGCATCCTAATGTCAGTAAATTCAGCAGTATTTGATAATTTACAGTCAATAAATCCATCAGCAATTATAGAGTTATTTACTCTTCAATTATCTACTGCATTACATGGTGCGAATACAATTTATAGATTTCATGCTGGTAGTAATTTAAATGCAAATGGTCAAATAGTTTGGGATGGTAATGCTTATCTTAGATTTCCAATACAAGCTACAGGTTTTGCTTTTCAAAAAGGTCAGTTACCTAGACCAATGATTACAATTAGTAATGCTACAGGATTAATTTCATCAATACTATTAACTGTTAATGAGACAACAACGGGTAATGATCTTACAGGAGCTACAGTTACCAGAATAAGAACATTAGCTAAATTTATTGATGCTGTTAATTTTGCCGATGGGACAAATGCGACTGCTGATCCTACAGCAGAATTTCCGCAAGAAGTTTATTTAATAGATCGTAAATCAGGAGAAAATAGAGAAATTGTTGAATTTGAACTTGCTGCTCCTACTGATCTTGCTGGGATTCGGATTCCAGGTCGTCAAGCTACTCGGTCGATTTTCCCTTCTATA